CATGTCGGGTCGTGATATTACCGAAGGTCGTGCAACGCGAGCTATTGCCGTTGACATAGGTATTAACGCTGGAACTATCTGGCAAAACACAGGCATCGACTATGACGTAGCAATCGGTGGCATCCCGTTTATTCTAGATGCCACTGACCAACACCCTTACGAAAGAAGTACTGCCCCATTCCGTAAGCAACAGTTTGATAATCAGCGTGACCCGGGTGAACAATCACTCCAAGGGTGGTGGGTACGTAGCCAGTCTAGCTTTCATGCTGGGCAAGGGATTAACTTCTATGACCCATTTGCTAACCCATTCAGTACAACCCTAGCTTCTAACTCATACCGCTTTGCTAACTCATTTGGTGTTAATCCGTTTAACTTTGGACAGGTAAGCCTACTCAATACCACATCTAAGATTCTTAATACCAACAATGGTTTGCACCTTGAATCAGTACAGGTTGGTGGAGTAGATAAGATTTTATTACTAGATGATGACATCAAGTTAGTGGATGCAACCACATCATCTACTTTGGTTAGCCACTCGTCAACTATCTATTCAATGTGCACGGACGGCACCAATGTTTACTACCTAGATACTACCCACGTTTGGTCTAAGCCACTTGCTGGTGGCTCAGCAACTTCTTTGTTTGGAAGAACAGGAACTGTTACATCCTCTGCTATGCACTGGGCTAAACAACGCCTTGTTGCTGGTATTAACAATAGCCTTTATGAATTAGTAGGCACTGGCAATAACATGCCTAGCCCTGTATACACCCACCCTAACCCATCATGGCAATGGACTGACATTGACGAAGCCGGTCCTGCTATCTATGCATCTGGTTATGCTGGTGGTAACTCTGCTATTTACATGTTTGTTCTTAACTCATCTGGTGCTATGCCGGTGCTTACCTCAGGTATCATTGCAGCCCAACTACCAATGGGTGAAGTCATCTATTCTATGTACTCACACTTAGGTGAGTATCTAATCATTGGTACCAACAAGGGTGTACGTGTAGCACAGGTAGACCAAGCAACAGGCTACATTAATTACGGTCCACTACTAGTTGAGACAGCTACCCCAGTCCGTGGCTTTGCTGCTCGTAACTCTTACATATGGTTTGGCACAACAGTCAATGACAGCATTAACAAGTACGCTGGTACATGGCGCATTGACTTATCTAACGAGATAGATACTCTTCGCTTTGCCGTAGCTCAAGACATCTACGCTATTGACAACACTGGCGCAGGGGTATCTGGTACTTCCTATGACATTGCCTTCTTGGGCAACAGTAACCAACTAGCTTTTCTTGCAAGCAACGCTGCCGAAGCTCCATCTAGCCTAGGTCTGTTCTTACAGAGTGCTACCACAGTACTGTCATCAGGCTGGATACAAACAGGTTACATCCGTTACAACACCTTAGAACAAAAGAACTTCAAGCGTATTGTGGGACGTGGTGACTTTGGTATCTCACCATCTAACACCTACCCAAATGGTGTATCTAAAGGTTCAATGACTATCTCAACAGTAGATACCAATGGTTCTATCTACGACGCAGTCTCCTATGACTACGACATTGGTACCCCAGAAGTAACCATCACCTCACCTAGAGGAGCACAGGACTCTATTGCCCTACGCTTTACCCTCTATCGGGATGCATCAGATAGCACCCTGTCTCCTGTATTCAAGGGCTACCAACTAAAAGCTGTACCTGCTACCCCTCGTACTCGTATCATCAAGATGCCTTTGCTCTGCTACGACATGGAGACAGATAGATACAACAGCACACTTGGTTATGAAGGTCGTGCCTTTGACAAGTTAGCTGCATTGGAATCTCTGGAAGCAGCCGGTGACGTGGTCACCCTACAAGATTTCCGTACTGGAGAAACTAGCCAGTGCTTGATTGAAGAACTGTCCTTTATCAATAAGGTATCACCAGATAAAAAGTTAACCAACTTTGGTGGTACCGTCATCATCACGGTTAGAACGGTATAACATGTCAGCAGATACAGCTACCATTGTCTACTCATATTTCTTTGTAGCAGCAGCTTTACTTGCCGGTCTTAGTCTTATTGCTAGGCACACTATTGCCAAGTACACCGACGAACTCAAGGACAAGTTAGCCAAGATTGAGTATGCACTATACAACGATGGCCACACCGGTCTTATCAACAAGGTAGACCAGCTGATTGAAAACCAAAACATTATTAAAATTGATGTAGAAGTAATGAAGGCAAAGCAGGAACAATGAGTCAAGCATTAGATTTCGTAGCCAAGGCACAGTCACAACTAGGTGTCAAAGAAGGACCAAAGAACAACGAGACTATCTATGGCAAGTTCACAGGACATGACCTGCAACCATGGTGTGGTTCATTTGTTATGTGGTGTGCTGCCCAAGTAGGTTTCAAGGGCATGCCTAGCTGTGTTTATACACCAGCAGGTGCAACAGCATTCCAAGGCAAGGGTCAATGGTCTAACCATGAGACTGCTAAGCCACAGCCAGGAGACATAGTCTTCTTTAACTTTGATGGCAAGGGCATTGAGCATGTCGGTCTTGTTACCAAGGACAACGGTGACGGCACAGTAACTACCATTGAGGGCAACACTATCCCTGATGGCAAGACCGGAGCCGAAGCTAACGGCGGAGAAGTCTGCTTAAAGATACGGGCATACCAAGCCAGCAACAAGCGCAAGATGCCTGTCTTTGTAGTGGGCTTTGGACGCCCTAAGTGGGCATAGATGGACGAGGATTTACCCGTCTATAAAATTTACGAACACGCTGCGTGTTTCCGCTGTGGAACCATGGGCTCTGTTAACGTAAGAGGGTGGATATTTTACTGTCCACCTTGTCATCAAGACTACCTTAAGGAAGAAGAATAATGACACTAGACAAACTATGGACAATCCTAGGAACCTACGTCCGTGCTTTCGTAGCAGCAGTAGTGACTTCATACATGACTGGTAACACCAGCGTGAAGGCATTGTTTGCAGCAGGCGCAGCTTCAGTTATCCCTGTAATCCTACGTTGGGCTAACCCAAAGGACCATTTCCCAGAGCCAGCACCTCACGCATAATACCCTTTAAACGGTTCGAGGTTGGCTTCTAAGCCATTTAACCCCCGACTCTAGTATAATTACTAGGGAAGGGGGTTCTTTCTTGTTATCTGGAGTATGTCTTCTGGCTTGATTAGGTATCCACGGCTAGGGTTGGGTGGCATATTGTTGGAGATAGCGTGCCCCTCTAAGCCTACGATACGGCGCAGGTCTGCGGTAGGTACCATCAGTACCAGCCCCTCTAATACAAACGCCCAGTAGTCAGCGGTGCTGGCGTTCAGACCTGACGGCTCCCACGACTGACTGCTCTGATACCAGCACTCTGTCTCTATGTACAGGTTGCCTGTGTTCTTCCACTTCAAGTCTGTCTTAACCTCTACCGTGGTACCACCACGGAGCAGGGTGTCTACTAAGTTCTCGCCTACTAAACCGCGAGAGTAATCTAAATCAAATTCACTACGGCGTGTCATACTTGACAACCTCCCTGTACAGTACAGTACAGTCACCCCTGTGGGGGTGCCGCTAACTGTATCTTCTTTCTTCCTCTGATACGTTGACGTTGCCGTGGGGTTGTTAACCCCCAGATACCGTCCATGTAAAAGTCTACAGCATAATCTCTACATTCTTGAATGACAGGGCAGTTAAAGCAGATACGTTTTAAGATATCAAGCTGAGCTAAAGTCTTACCCTTGGGTGGAAAGAATGTCTCGGTGTCTGTGTTAGCACAGTTAGCATCTACCTTCCAACGCTCACGCTCTTCAGGTATATAAACAAATCCGGAATCTTCTATCTCGTAACTAGCCACGCCTAAACCAGTTCTTAGCAGACAAGTAACCGTATAAAGCAAAGGCATAGCCAAAGGTTTCTACTACTGCTAAGTAAATCAAAAGTAATTTAATCATCTGAATATCCAAGCCGTTAGTGCAAGTAATGCAACGATTGCTACTATCGCATAGGGTAAGAACCTATCGTCCATCTATCCTCCAGTTGAATAGAATCCACCAGCTTTAAAGTGGATTGGTGGTGCTGACCATACTCTCACCATGGTGTTACCGCAAGTGGTACACGGTGTTGGTGTCGGGTCTTGCACTTCAATGATTGTGCTACAAGTATCGCACTTGAAATCGTAGTTAGGCACAGTCCATCCCTTCATCATCTATAGGTGTAGGTGCAGTAGTGATAGTCCCACACTCAACACATTCCTGTCGTAAATCATACCAACCTACCAGCCTGCTGTCTTGGTCCCACATGACGTTGACTTTAAACATCATGCAGCCACAGATACAGGCGAAGGTAGGCACACCTCTAAGGTCATTACTCATGTTAATTTTTTTCTATTGAGATTAAAAAAGGACCAACCCAGAACTGTCGTCCAGCATCAGAGTTATTTTTGTAAACTCGCTTGCCTGATTTAATAATTTTTTTTACTACATGAGGATTGTTTAGTTCATCAAATAAAACTTTTGGCGGTTTTATTATAGATATTTTCATGACTGGTTGTTCCAGAATAACTTGTAGAACTCTAGGTCAAATGAGAACCGCTTCATATGTTGTACTACTGCACCTGTGTGTGCGTAGAGTGGCACATCTGCTTGAGCCATCATCCTAAAAAAGTTAATGTCCTCGGATACAAACTGCTCACCAACACCAGTCTCATTAAAGAATGGAACCTTGCCGAACTTGGCTCTCATCTTATCCCCTGCGCTGCGGTGCATCATTACAAACCCAAAGCCGGCAGCACCGACCTTGACTAATGCATTGGCAGGTAGCGGATGTATGTAGCCAATCTTATGTAGGTCATCTGTCCATGAGAATAGGGCAGGGTATGGGGTCATGAGCGATTGCTCATTCTCTTTAGATACAAAATAAGTACCGGAAACAACTGGCTTTGTAGTAGGGTCGCACTCATTCCATACTAGCTTCAAAGCTTTCTCTGTTAGTACGATGTCTGAATCCACCCATAGAATCCATGGGAAATCTGTGTGGTCCATCCAGTAATCAAAAGCATTCTGCCTCTGTCTACCAATCTGATTACCCTGCACTCGCATGGCTGAGCGGATAGGAATGCCGGCGGTGATTACCGAATAGACTAGACCCTCAGTAAACTTGCCATCTGTTGTGCCATTGTCACACCAGCAGACAATGATGTTGTCATTCGTCGGTGTCGGTGACTTCTTCGGCAGTTGCTTCTTGACTGTCTTCGTCATGGTATGGTCTCCAATTTCCTAGGTGTTGAACGATTGACGCCAGCGCACGCTGGACTTTCATGCGAGCGCCATCGGCGCTGGTCTTCCATAGTTCTCCTAGTGCAGCCCAGTCGGCTTGCTCGTTAGAGAATCGAGTAATTAAAATCTGTTGCTTAGCTTCAGATAGTTTGTAGTATCCCTTTGCTATGTCTGAGCGTAGGGCTAGCCAGTTCATGCCGTCACTAATCTCGCCCGACTTAACTTGGTTACCCAAGTCTTTAATCTTGGCAGGCATCTCATAGCTTTCAGTAATGATAGAAGGCAGGAACGTTTCAATTACTGAGATGTTGTAATAGTAGATGTCGCTCAAGTCGTAGCCCTGTACTCTGGCTTTCTCCTTCTCACCAAACTTAATGCATTGGTTACGAAGTGACTTAGCAATTAGCTTGTTGCGGTCTTTCTCTTCCAGAGCAGACCACTCTTTAAACTTTCGTGGGTGAGTTACAAACCAGACATACATCTCCTGCTGGAAGTCATCGGTATCTACCATCGGATATCGCTTGTGATATTCCGAGGCTATCTGTACCATCATGTCTTTGTAATCTAACCATGCATCTATGCTGTGCTTCAAGGTAAACGAATCTCCCCATCTATAATTGGGATAGCATAGGGAGTAACCTTGCGCTTGTGTTCAATCAGCATGCCAATACCTTGTTGCCAATTAGCTACGCCTGATGTTAGATAGGACGCTTGCTTCATGTCCATTAGATGTCCGACTTCAAGTCCGAACAATGTACGGTTCTTGCCATACAATCCTGTGGTCTCATGTTGCAGACCAAGCTTGTGTGTATGACCACACACTACTGACTTGCCTAGCTTCTTAGCAAGACTCATAGCAGTGGAGCCGGGAACTTGGATTGCCCTACCCTCATCCCCGTGCGCCATTACCCATCCCGGTAAAAGCTCTTTGAACTTATGCAAGTATTGAATGCGTAAAGAATTATACCCCAGTAGTTCTTCGATTCTTAATGTATCAAGAGTCGAGAATGCTGGGGCATATTTTCTAATGTAAGTTTGGATACGGTCTGTGTGATTAGACCTTTGAATAATGAACGGTTTGTTTCTTCCAAGTGCGTCTCGGAAGTCTGCCATTATGTCGTATGTTAAATCTATTGAGTTCTGTAGAGTGGGTGCATACTCACCCGCCATACCTTTATTCCATCGACTTGGTTCCGGGGCGTCTAGCTCGTCCCCTACGCACCATAGTTCGTGGGGTCTCTCGCTGCGTATGAACTTCAGCACCGTCTTGATAGCCACGGGGTCGTGGTACGGTATCTGAAGGTCGCTGAGTACTAGTATCTTGCGCACTAGATATACCTTCCCACTGTCCACGTTGGACAAGTAGTCCAATTATTGCATAGTTTGCAAGGTCAATGAAGGTATCTTCGAGTGATTCATAGTTCGGCGTGTCGTTACCCGTTTCAACCAAGTGACTGAACCGTTGGAGTTTGTCAAACATTCTAACTCGTAGACCATTGAGAGGTCCCCCCGGTGCGAGTGATATGTTAAGCGGACCGTAGTCGGATTGTTTTCTAATGAGTATATCCCTAAGTTGTCCGAGTATAACTTCGATATCATTTTGGTTCTTCATCCAATACATCCTTCACTTGTAGTTCAAAGTTCTTCATGCTGTCTCTTACGATTAGCTCAGCCCATACCTTATCGGCTTGGTTCAATGGTGCAGCTACAAGCAACGCTGTTAATCCAATGATTAACTCTTGCGCTTCTTGAATGTTGTCCTTACTAACATGATAGATATCGTAAAGAGCACCAAGTAAATCCAGCGTCTTGTCTTCTGATATAGCAATTCCTATGCTACCTTCCATGTGTTCAACGTGGTCCCATATAGTTTCATCAAGAGGCAATACAATCTCTGACTCGCTCATCAATCCATTCCTTTCCTAACTTAACGATGACGCTATTTACGTCCTCGCCTTCTGGCATTGGTATTACATTTGCATTCGGTAGTTCTCTGGTTATCTTCTTACCAAACTCAGTACCTGCATTGTCACCATCCGCAAGGACAATCACCATGTCAAAGTCATCCAAGATTCTAGAGTAATGAGACTTCCAATTGTTAGCACCGGGTATCCCAACTGTTGGGTGGTTAGTCTTGACTGACATCATGATGGCGTCAAACTCACCTTCGGTGATACAGATATATTTAGTAGCAACAAAGCACGCCTGAGTATTAAACATGGTGGTCTTAGCACCAGCCATGCCCATGTACTTAGGGTCTTCGCCATGCATAGAACGGAACCGTATATCAACTACACCACTAGGTGTGATGTAAGGGATAGCAAGTCTGCCTACAAATTGTTCATGACTCGGTAGAGGTTCTACGACTACGCCCAGATGAAACCGCTTGGCCTCGTCTACCGATAGCGCCCTTGTTAACAAGTACTCTTCCGCTAGGTTTATAGTGGATGCGTACTGTTGCGTCGCTCGTAGTAGAAATTGTCTGTGCGAATTCGATAGCTTCACTTAACGTGCCTCCCCTTTCATGCTTAATTAAATCATAGATATCACCTGATACTTCACAACCAAAACATTTGAAACGGTTAGCGTCAAAGTTAATAGCTGCACTTGCATTACTGTCGTCATGAAATGGGCACTTCATCTTACGCCATCCACTACCACGGCTAGGTACCTTAGCACCTAGATGCTCTAAGTAATCTGCAACATTATGTTTGTCCATTGATTACCTTCCTAAGTAAATCTACCCATACTTGTGCAGGCATAGTGGCATACCATTCGGCAGGTCTTCCCCGTCCCTTCCGCTTGTGTATTACTACGCCTGTCCAAGCATTGTCGTTAGTCATTTCGACTATCAACTCTTCAATCCATCCAGCCAAGTCCATCTTGGCGTGGTTTTTAATCTCAATCGTTACCCCGGGGATGCCAGAGATATCGCCCTTGTCTAAGGTAGCACCAGCAAGACGGCGGTCAACATATGGAAACCATTCCTTCAACCACTTAACTACATCTCGCTCTGCTTGGGAACCCTTAGCCTTAGCTGCTGAACTCATAGAGTCATCTGCTCCAATGTGTAATCTCTGTATACATCCTCAAGGTACATAGATGCTGGGTCAAAGGATAACTCTACATATGTGTTGCCGGTCTGGTCTGCTTTACCATATCGATTCTTCACAGGTGCAACACACATATAGAAGTCAATGCCTGTCGGCAACATCTTCTGTCCTACTGTTAGTACCATTGCTGGTACTTGATTAACCATACCTTGAAGGGAACTTCTTGGTTGACAAGGTGTGCCGTTGAAGCCCTCTTTAGTATGGTGCAGTACTAAGACACAAGCATTAGTATCCCGTGCCAAGTACTTTAATTCTTTCATCGCTTGTCGCATGCCACCAAACTCATCATGTCCATCCATTGCAATGTCCATTAAGTTGTCGACTACAATAAGCGTTGGGCTTCTACCCCACATAGTTTCAAAGGCAGAGACTTCTTCATCTAAGTCTTTGAGTGTAGGGCTAGATTCAAATGACCAATACAAATGATTGTTCTCAGATAACAATGACTCAGCAGTATCAGGGTTAGTCTTCATTAAGTTCTCTGCTTGTTGCTGAGTCATCTTGCCTGACATTGCAAGCAATCTCATAGCCATGGTGTGGGCATTAGTATCTGCTGAGAAGTAAAGCGTAGGTTGCTTAAGCCTTGCAGCTATGTGTAATCCAAGTGAGGACTTACCTGCACCTGGAGTACCAGCAATCACTGTTACCTCTGCACGACGAAGGATAATACCTGCACGTTCAAAGGCTTGAAAGGGAGCCGGTAAAGGCTCCCCTCCTACTTCTGACTTGCGTATGCTACGCCGTAATGTTTTCATTCGTCGTCTTGATTATGTGCTGTTTCTGTGTGTGTATCGTATTCACTTTCTGTTGCAATTACTTCACCACAATAGTCACATTCCCATTCGATTTCAATAGACATTATTTAATCCTATCTGGTACGAATGTATTCCATTCTGGCTCATGCTTCTGAATGTATACGGTCTTGCATTTAGATGGGTCACCTTGTGCTGATGGACAGAAGTATCCCTTATAGATACCACCTTGCTTAGACTGACCTTGAATGCCGGTCATCTTGCCATGCGGACATGTGCGCCCCCCACCAATAGGGGCTGGGTTAAAAGGTGGGATGTCCTGATGAACTGGTGTAGCACCTAGTGATTGTGCTATTAGATTAGATGCTTGTGTTAGCGGTGCGTTTTGTCCACGCACTGCAGCTTCTACTTCATTAACTGCTTCCACAATTTGGAAGACACTAGATGTTAGTGTTGTGAATTCATCAGGTGTTTCTGCACGCAGAGTAATTTGCGTACCACCTGCTGTCTTTAGATTGATACTGATGGGTGCTTCAGTACTACTCATTTATATTTATCTCCTTTGTTTTCCATTCACATGATGCAGAGTATCCGCACATGTTACATGCGTTAAAGTTAGGCAGGAACAAATGCTCCCGTCTAGCTTTATCAAACATGTTAACGAGCAATTCAATCTTGTCGTCAGTCATGTCGGCAAGATTGAAGGGCTCACTTAGTTCACCCTTACGGGCCATCCAATAGTATCCAACGTTAGCTTCGATACCATAAGACTTGCGTAACCCATAAGAATAAAACGCTAGTTGTAGACTGGAACTAGGCGTAGTCTTGCCTGTCTTTAAGTCTACGATTGCATACTCTCCTTTGATTGTGTCAAAGAATAATCTGTCAACGAACATCTTAATTGATACACCATTGACTTGCGGAGCCATCTCTAGTTCAACGCCAAGTGTTCCGTCTGGTGTGCGTGCTATCTGCATATGTGGATTAGCCTTGCGCCAATCAACCCATGCTTGATAGAACTTATACCCATTGGTGTACCACCAGTCACCATCTTCTGGATTGCGTCGAGCACTAGCAACGCGCCAATTACTTGTATCTTTCCTGTCGTACTCAGTGCGTTCTTTCTCTGTCTCGTTCCACCATATGTTCCAGTCGTCGAGCAGACTCATGGGTTTCTCCTATCGTATTCTTCGGTAGCACGGTGGACAGCAGAGCCACCATAAAACCACCATGCTGGTAGTTCTGGTAGCTTCTTTACTCTTGAAAGATAATATCTCCAGCCACACTCAAGCCATGTAGTTAGACTCGAGTATGAGATGTGTTCTGGAATTTCGTGGTCGTCAATAGAAACCATACGCTCTCCTTTGTTAAGGCTTCGAGGCAGGTAAAGGAGAGTAGCCCAAGCCTGCCTCTTAGCGTATGTAGCGTACCACATGTTGCGCCTGATTAGGAGGACGCGCCGCATGTGCTAGCTAATCTGCGTTCCACGTAGGCTTGATAAGTATATCAACCACGGTGTTCTTGTAGGTCAATGCACTTTGCCAGGCGCGTGCTGATTCAGGAGAATCAAACGGTCCAAATACTGAGACAGTATCTTCATCCTTTGAGATAACAATGTAGTTCATTTGTCCTCCCACACATCGTTGTCTTCATCATCAGCTAAGTAACAGGCTTCAATAGGATGGTGGTTAGTACCGCAGTGTTCACACTCTGCATACTTACCATCATCACCTGACATCCACATAGGTTCTACCATTCTTGGTGCCCCCATCCTGTGATTGCTGGTTGTTTAGTAGTCTTATTCTTTGGTGCATACTTTGTATAGCATAGGCAACTACCATAATCTAATTCACAATCGAAGCAGTACATGCAGTACAAGCAAGAGTAATCATTGTCTAACATATCTTTGTCATCCATGATACCCATGCAGTTTGGACATTCAACTACATATCCATCCTCTTCGCTATCGAATAGGTCATAGTCTTTTTGAGTTACCCATGTTGAATAGTTATTACCTTTACTCTTGCGTGGGTCAGCAAATCCATAGTCAAGATAACATGAATCATTAGACCACCACACACCAGTGGTATCTTC